TCACAATCATACAGTCTCATCTTAGCACGATCAATACCAACAACAAAACGTCTATGGACAGAGTAATCGTTGTATCTGTTCTTCAATTGCTTTACAAGTATTTGTCCCAATGATTCCAACTCTTCAGTCGAAATAAGGGCAAACATAAGATCAGCAGTAGCAGGGAGACCAAAGGACTCAGAAGTGTCAGTAAGCTCAACATCAGAGCTACCATAACCAGAACGAGTGGTCTGAGTGGCAGATACGATAGGGACGTTTGTTTCGACAGCAAGTCCTCTAAGTTCTTCAGCAATTGCTTTAATATATGAATATGAATTGACAGTGCTATTTCCGCGATATCTTTCGGAAGAACATATATTAAGGTAATCAATGAAAATAATATCAGGTCGAAATGACTTCTTAAGTGCAAGTTCATTAAGAAGTGATTTGAAGTGTCCAGCATGAGCGGAGGCGGTAGGATACTCCTTAATAATTAGTTGACCTTGAGTCTTTTTGGCCAGGTTTGTAACCTTTGTTTCAAACATTTGTTTTGGAAGGTCAACAATCTCCTGGATATTTACATTTAGGAGGTTCGCATCAATTCTTTCAGCAATGCGCTCTTCTGCCATCTCCATTGTAATGTAGAGAACGTTCCTCCCTTGGAGCAAGACGGAGCTAGCCACATGGCACATGAATAGAGATTTCCCGACACCCGTACCAGCAAGAGCGATGTTAAGAGTTTTGTTAGGGAGCCCACCTTTCGTGATTTTGTTAAAATAATCGAGATCGAATTCAATTCTTTCCTCCTTTCTGTGATAAGACTCATATCGTGCTTCATAATCTTCAAGGTAATCGTGTCCTACATGGTTGTCAAAACTAACTGCCAGAGCATCAGACAGAATAGATGGAATGGCATCTGGTGCCTTCTTGGCATCTCCTCCATCAGCAATCTGAATAGATTCAATCAAGGCAAGATAAATGGCACGGTCACGACACCACTTCTCAGTAGTGTTAACCAACCAATCAAACTCTACAACATCGTCCTCAAGACAATTAACTACATGAGAAATCTGTTTATAAGAGTCCTCATTAATATCTCTTCTCTTTTCAATCTCAATATTGAGAATCTCTTTTGTAGGGAGTTCGTTATACTCAGTAGTAAAGGTAGAGATCTCGTCGAAGATTACCTTATATTTAGTGTCATCAAAATATTCTTCTTTAATGAATGGAAGAACCTTTCTCAAGTATTTTTCATTGTGTATTAGATTTTTCAGAACTAAAAATTCAACTTTGTCCATCAAGTACCGTAACTAAATTGTTCCTTTGCAATTACATCAAGTTTCTCCATCACCTCTGGTGTGAAGTAAATTTCTGGTTCTTTCAAGATGGCTTTGGCATATACCTTCTTACCATCCATCTCATAACGTCCTGCAACGTTCTTCCAAAGTCCACCCAATTCTCCCAACTCAAGTAGACCATAATACTTATCAAGACCACGTTCATCATAAAATAGACGAATAGTAACATCTTTGTTCTCCTTACTTAAACGCGACTTGTGAGTCTTAGCTTTGATAAGATTCCCAACCACTTCCGTTCCATCCTTTTCTTTCTTCTTTGAGAGATAGATGATTGTAGACGCTGCATACTTGAGGCCACTGCCTCCTCCCATTTCCTTAGTTGGTACATAAGATCCGATGACATCGTAGGTGTGATTGGTTACAATCATTGGTATTTTGGCTTGACCCAGTTTAAGAGTCAACATTCTGAATGCCCCTTTGATCAATTGAGATTTTGTCATATCACGGACAAGTTTCTCATTGAGGGCATCAGTGATTTCTTTCTCTGTAGAAAGCATCCCCAAAGAGTCTAACACAAACATACAAGGTTTGCGTTCATCTTCAGGTTTTTTTGAGTATAGGTCTACTGCTTTGAGCGCCTTACTCCTGAACTCCTCAATAGTAACAACATTGACAACAACCAGTCGATTCAGATCAATGCCACGACTTATTAGTAGTGACTTATTAACTGCTGCCTCAGTATCAAAATAAAGGCAATATGCATCGGGATTAGTATCCAAGAAGTTCTTGACCACTGCGAGTGAAAAGAAAGTCTTTCCAGTAGAACTTTCGCCAGCAATTGCAGTAATTTTATTGCCAGATACACCACCACTGATAGACCCAGATACAAGAGCGTTAAGAATGAACGAACCTGTGTCCACATATGTCTCAGTGTCATCGATGTCGGCAGCAAGTTTGGTAAAGTCATCTCCAATCTCTTTTACAATATCTTTTAAAAAATCCATGTTAGTCGTCTATGGTAATAATTTTTTCCCAGTAGGGAGTACTGCCACTCACAATGTGTATCATTCGGGACAGGGTTTTAACTTCTTCAAGAGATGATAAAACTATTGGTGGTCTGACATTACAGTACCAAACTTTGTACATTATCCAAAGAAGGATTCTAAGTTTACAGTTTTCTCCACACTCCATCCAATAGCATCAAGGATAACCTTAAGAGGTTCCAAGAAAGACTTCTCAAATTGTAAGTCATAATCCACATATTGGTCAAGTCCCAACTCTGTTGGAAACTCTGAAATAAATGAGATCACATTCTCATGGATAATATTTGGTTTTTTAAGATAACAAAATTTAATCTTTTCACCGTTATTGATAAGTGAATATTTGTTTGTTAACTTCTTTTCTTTTATGTAGTGATTGAACAGTAAGGCGCCACGACAATGAATAGGAGTTCCCTTTGAATAGATCGTAGCATGTGCTTTATACTTCTGGGCATCAGAAACAGATCGGGGGAAGGAGATCGCTTCGATAGGAAGTTTCTTGAAGTCACTTCTACACTTATCAATATACTCAATCACCTCATCTTCTGTTCCATTCATCATTAGTTTAAGAGCATCTTTAATCATACTCCTACAAGGTGCTGGAGTAGATGACTTGACTGCCTCAATACCCATGATCTTAAGTTTAGGATCTTCATACCTAACACCCTCACTATCCCATACATTGAGAATATATCTCTTCTTAGCAGTCCAGATTCCACGGTCAGCAATGTTCTCTCGCTTCATCTGCATCTTCTGATCATATGCATTCACATACGTCGCAAGAGTTTGATAAGATTTTTCGATGAACGGTTCCAGTTTCTCTTGACAGACTTTGTCAATGATAGAAACAACCTTGCTCGTATCACTAACTTTATCACCAAGAAATTTATCAACAATAGGTCCAAAGTTAAGATAGATTGAATCGGTGTCAGATGCGATGACATAATCTACATCCTCTGTTGAGAGTAAGTTATTTAGATATTCATTCATATGATTTTCAATCCAACGAATAGATGTCTGACCCGACATCGTAATCGCTTCTGCATTAGCAAGTTTAAAGTACCTGAAGTATGCATTACCAATTGCACCATAGGCAGAGTTCAAACAAATCTTTCTCACCATCTGAAAGTTGTTGAACTTAGCAATATCTTTGATGGTTTGTTCTCTCTGTCTACGGAGAACTGGATCCTTATTGGTCTTAAGTTTGGATTCAATATCAACTAGTTTCTGTTTAGACTTCAACATCTCCTTCTTGAATGCCTTACGTTCCGCATACATCTTCTCCATCAGTTCAGGCAGGAAACCTTTCGCATCTTTACGATACATTGCACCATTGGCGCATACTGCATAGTCCTTATACATCTGAAAATCAAGTTTTTCGTCAAGGATCTTTTGAATGGTGACTGATGGATGTCTCTCCTCCTGAAGTGTTTCAGGTGAGATGTTGTATTGCATGATCAAGTGAGGATACAGTGAGTTCAAGTCAAAACTTACAACCCAATCATATACACCTGGTTTGGGTTCCTTTACATAGGCCCCAGCAAACTTTTCACTCTTATCAGTCTGTGTCTTGGGAGGAATAACAATATTCCTCTTCTTCAAATAATTATAGATGATAGAGTCCCATAGACGAACTTGGAACATTGGATCACCAAAGTTCACCTTACCATCAAAGGCCATGGTGATAACCAACTCAATCAGTTTCATCTTGTCTTCCATACGGTCAACAAGTTCTACGTCAACGATGTTGTAATCTACGAACTTCTTCCAGTTACCAGTATAAAAGTCTTTGAACGTGTCAAATTCAGAGTGGTCTAATTTCTTTTGACCAAGTTCAACCTCTGCGATGAAGTCCAGTCGATAAGACTCACGATTCACATAAGTGAACTTCTTATATAACTCCAGATAATCTAGGTCAGTGATACCACCAATATCGTAGATATTAAACATACGACCATTGATCCAGGTCTCTCTCTTGGTCGCTAGACCCCATGGAGACAAGTTCCTAAGGGCCCTCTCACCCAGAACCCTATCGATCCTTCCACAGATATATGGGATGTCATATAGACGAGTGTTCCATCCAGTCACAACGTCAGGATAGTCATTCATCCACCAACTAATAAATGCACCAAGCATTTCTCTTTCTTCAGGATAATAATGATAGGTCACATTATCCTGACTAGGGGTATAGGGTTTTCTACCCCAAGTTGTAATTTTCTTAGTTGTATAATCCTGAATAGAGATAGTCAACATCTCTTCAGAACAATGTTCTGGGTCAGGAAATCCTTCTTCTGATGAGACCTCAATATCAATGGTCACAAGTTTCATCTTCTTGATGTCAAACTTGATCTCATCTTGAGGATACTTATCAGAGATATATTGATAGATATACCTCTCATTACCATAGATCTTGAAGTTCTCGATCTCATCATACTTCTTATAGAAGTCTCTACAGTCCCTTACTGTTCCCGGTTGAATTGCCTCAACATATTCACCTTCAAGTGTTTTATATTTTGTGGGAACTTTGGATTTAACATACAGAGTTGGACGGTAGTTGGTATCACGATAGTGAACTCTCTTACCGTCCTCATAACCACGAACAAGGAATTGATTTCCAATCATCTGTATGTTTGTGTAGAAATTCATTCCTTAAGTAAGTCCTCATACATCACTTTCAGTTTACTGTTAGGTTCCATAATTGTCAAAATCTTTTCAGAACTAATCATAAACTCATTCTGATTTGTGATATCAACAAACCATGGGGCCAGTGTCATTGTACTGGCATTAAGAACAAAAGGTTCTATCAGTTTACAGTCTGGTTCACCCAGATCTGCAGAGACCTCTTCAATCTGTGTCAGGATCAGTCTCTGATCCATCAGTGCCAGCAATTTCAAGTTTTCTATTTTCATTTTTCTCTACTCCTTTTTCGTAAGCTTCTTTTAGTTCATCAATTGGTTCAGTTGCAGTGACAACCCAATCTGCAACAACAGGAATCATTTCATCTTTACTTAGGGGCATCCATGGAGTAAGTTGCATTCTAAACGGGTGCTGTTTATCTCCCTTATGATCCGTATCTTGTCCAACCAATTTTACTAGACAAGGGTATCTAAGAAAATAACCAACCACTGTAGGTTTTTCCTCATCACCAACACACATCTCTTTTATGTCTGCGATAACATCTTCGCCAGACTTCAATAACAATAGTTTAACAGTCATCTTTTACAATATACCTCTTATAAATTATAACATAAAAAAGAGGGGTTGTCACTGGATTGTGCCAGTTACCCCTCTGCGGCGACGATATACTTTATTTATAGTGTTACATTGTCTGCTTTCTTATAAGGTCCAGTTTGTATAGGCATGTTGGTGTGAATCCGCTTCCTTACTTTACCTTTATTAGTTGGCTTAGCAAAGCTGTCAGGACCTCTATCATTTGGAAAAACTGGTCCTTTATAATCTGCTGTATAACGAATAGGTCCTGGACCTATCTGTGGCATTGGTGCCATTTCATCTGCACTTTTTGAATCTTGGTCAAGTGTTTGACGAAAAGATAATCTAGGTTGATGTGATTTTCTTTCAGATTTAGGATATGCTTCACTTATAAACTGTTG